GAAGATATGTATGACTACTTGAATGATTTTCCACTAGCAGAAAGATCAATGCCTAAAATGATATCAGACAAGTATGGAGAGGATCACGTGTATGATGTTCATCACTATCAAGCCACTATAGATGGTCAGATATTTATAGTATCTCAGGACCCAGGTGGAGTAAGTCGAAGTACTTATTCTAATATGGCCTGGAATAACGAAGAACCTAATCCATATGTTGTTGCGGTATCTAATTCAGACTACGAGTACTCAGTAAACGAAAGTAAAAGGGTAATCAAGATAATTTCTCCTACAATAATTGAACAAGTGGCAGCAGAATTGAGTAAATTATAATGTCAGAAATTACTACAGATTTACAATATGCTGGCGATGTTAATATCGAATTCATAGAGATTATATCATCAAAACTCAACTCGTTGAATATAAGAAACCAAGTTGTTTCACTTAACATATATGAAGATATATTTTCACCATTTATTACTGGTACTATAGTAGTTAAGGATGCTCTCGATCTTGTTAACTTCTTTCCGTTGGTAGGTGATGAAACTATAAAGATAAAACTATCGACTCCAGGATTTACTGATAAGAAAGGTATCATTGATTTAAACTGTAAAATCTATAAAATGTCTAATCGAGAAATGATTGGTAATCGTGTAGTTGGGTACATGCTTCATTTCATTTCATCTGAAGCCATCATGGATCTGAACTTGAAATTGAGTAAAGCATATACTGGTAATATTAGTGATATTGTAGCATCTATTCTTACCGAATGTAGTATAAGTGATCCAGAAAGATTCCATATAGAACCAACAATCAATGCAGTAACTTATGTTTCTAATTATTGGTCTCCCGTCAAGAATCTAAATTATCTTGCTGAACATGCTATTAGTAATCACAACTCACCAACATTCTTGTTCTTTGAGAATCGAAATGGACTGAACTTTGTTTCATTAGGAGAACTTTATACCTATCCGGTAGTAAGAAACTTCATCTGTAATGATTATTCAAGAGACTATATTCCTGCTTCTAATGGTTCGATAAGAAATATTGAGAAGGATTTCAGTCAGGTTATTGATGTCAATATTCCAGTAGCATTTGATTACATAGATAGAATTACTAATGGAGCATTTGCTTCTACTTTGATTACTCATGATATTACAACCAAGACTTACAATTATGCCGGGTTCGATTTCCTAAAAGATTATGAGGATGACAAGAGGCTTAACAAGTATCCATTGATTAGCAAGAATATCCTACATTCTCCTGCTGCAGCAATTGCTACTATTCACAAAGCTAATGGAGTACTTCCTGGTAATAATGATATTACGAATTCTAAGATATTCCAGAAGAGAAGATCATTGTTGACTTTGGCCGATAGTGCTAAGATTGAAATTACTGTATTGGGTAGAACTGATTATACTGTTGGCCAAAAGATTAACGTATACTTCAATCAAATAAAACCTATCGATAAAGAAGACAAAGATATTGACGACTTGGTATTTTCTGGTGACTATATTATTTCTTCTATTAAGCACTTTATTGATAGAACATCTCACAAGTGCATTTTCGAGCTCATTAAAGACTCGACGATGTGTCAGACAACATAATATGCCAACTTTTATAAATACATATAGTACAAAAAGCTACTCGCGATGTTACAAGCATCCAGTAGCACTAATCATTCTTCAAGACAATTATAGGAATTATCATGACCAGCCAAACTATATATCAGCCAATCGTACCAACTTATCTCTATATCAAACAACATTCTATTACAGGAATGAAATATTTTGGCAAAACTTCAAAAGTCGATCCGTACAAATATAACGGATCCGGCAAATATTGGAAAAGACATATAAAGAAATATGGCAAAGAATATATTGAAACTTTATGGATATCGGAACCATATTTCAATACATCAATATCTGAATTTGCACTTAATTTTTCTATTGAATATAATATAATAGAATCTAAAGAATGGGCAAATCTAAAACTAGAAAATGGATTAGATGGCGGATCATTTGGACCTCTTTCTGAAGAAACTAAAGCAAAAATATCAATGGTAAAGAAAGGAAAGAAACAGCCAAATGTATCTAAAGCAAAGAAAGGAAAGAAAACTGGTCCATGTACAGAAGAACGCAAAGTAAATATATCTAATGCACTAAAAGGTATTCCTAAACCAGAAGGATTTGGTGCTAAAATTTCTGTTGCTCTTATGGGTAAAATACAATCTATTGAATCTAATGCTAAAAGATCTGCTACAATGACTGGTAAGAAAAGAAGTCCTCACTTAGAAGAAACTAAAAATAAAATATCTGCTTCAAAGAAAGGTATTTCTAATGGACCTCGGTCAGAAGAATCAAAAGCAAAACAATCTGCTTCTACTAAAGGAATTCTTAAAATCAAATTCTTATCTATAATTGAGACTAAAAAGACATATGATAAACCTAATTTATCCAAATACTATCCAGAGTTTAAAATGTATTACTAGTTTGATAGTTGTAGATTCTACTAATGTTATTATGGAGGCTAAATGAGCCAAGTTTTTTATACTGGATGTGTTGAATCGAGAGCAGATCCACTTATGCTAGGCAGATGCCAAGTAAGAATTGTTGGATTGCATACTCATGATAAGGTATTGTTGCCAACAAAAGATTTACCATGGGCTCATCCTATGGGACCAATTACTAGTGCGTCGATGAATGGTATTGGTTGGTCACCTACTGGAGTAGTTCAAGGTACTTGGGTTATTATTATATTCCTGGATGAATATCAACAGCAACCAATTATGCTTGGTACTATTGGTGGTATTCCAATGACTCAATCTGCTGCATTAATTGCTGAAGTTACTAATGGTGTTGTATCGACCGACGAAGATGGTGATCTTATTAGTTCTACTGGAGATATCGTTACTGATTTAGTATCTCAGATTGCTGACGAAATCAATGCTGATTCGGGTACTGAACAGAAACGAGGTGACAAATACCAAATAAAAGCTGTTACAGTTCAGACATCTAATGGTCCTGTTACTACTTATAATATTGTTAATATGGAAGATAGTACGATTATTGGCACTGCACTCATAAACGAATACACCAATCTATATGAAGTCACTTTACTGAATCAAGAAAAATATACAGTAGAACAATATACTCCATTTGCATTACCGAAAGAATTTGATACTATAGATTCAATTTCTTCTTATTTCGAAACTAATTTTTAGGATACATTATGGCAGATCCAATAGTAGATGCACCTATACCAGATACTCCGCCACCTGAAGCAAAACTGACTGGACACAAAGCCAAGATTGCTATGAAAGGTATTAAGGCAATCAAAGAACAAATGATTGCTGGAGGATTTACTTCAAAATATGCTCAATGTGCTATGTTGGCTATTGCTGGCGGTGAATCGTCTTGGCAATGTATTGGGGAATTCTGGCCACATAGTAAACAAAAACTACTAAGTGGTACGTTTAGTAATGTATCTGAAGCAGATGCAGAAAAATACAGTAAATTTAGCAAGAAGAATGGAAATACTGCTGTAGAATATTTTGGTTGGTTGTATGGTACTAGAAAACATAAACCAGCATCTGAAGGTAATTACTATGGTCGAGGTTATATCCAACTGACTTTTTCAGATGCTTATAAAGCAATGTCAAAAAGGATAAATGATCCAACAATAGATTTATATGCAAATCCAGAATTACTTGAAGGTGAAAGTGATGAGGCAATTCTTACAAATGCAAAGTATGTTGTAGCATTTTTGAAATGGAAACTAAAGGATTGGAAAACTGTACAACACAATCCTGGATTTATGGATATTGCATTAAGTGCAGTTGGCGGTGATGATAAAAGATGGCCATTAAAGAGAAGATATAATGAATACTTTTTAGGTGGTAAACCTGCTCCTGCTCCGGCATCAGATAAAGATCCAGCTACATCTACTATTCAGAAGACTCCTAAAGAAATTGCTACTGCTCCTCCTCATAAGAAAGAAGCGTACACTGAATCAAGAGAAGAGAATTTTGATAAGAATGGTTTTACCGATCCAGAAGGTAAGTATCCTTTAAGGGATTACATGAATGAGCCAGATACCAATCGTCTTGCTCGTGGAATTCTTAAAGGTACAAATGTAGAATATAAAGACCAGACTAGACATAAATCAATACCAACTCCTAATGGAGGAAGTTACGAACAACCTAGAGCAGGATTTAGTTCTGTCTATCCATACAATAAAGTGTTTGAATCTGAAAGTGGTCATGTTCTTGAATTTGATGATAGTCCTGCTGGTGAGCGAGTAAACTTGTATCATAAGAAAGGTACATTCATTGAAATTGATGCTAATGGTACTCAAGTCAATCATATTATTGGCGATGGGTATTATATCGTAGAACATAATGGTAACATATTTGTTAATGGATGTTGTAATATTACAATCAATGGTAATACCAATCTGTTATGTGGCGGAGATGCTACCGTTGAAGTAAATGGTACTAGTGATATTATTCTTCATAATGATGCTAATATTGGTGTTGCTAAAGACTTGAATATTGCTGTCGGTGGTGACATGAATGTTCTTGTTGAAGGTAACTATAATCTTGAAGTTGGTAAGACATTCAATACTCGTACTGTTGGTACAATGTCTCTCGAATCCAATGATGCATTGAAATTGAAAACTCAAAAGAATATCAGTATGGAAGGTGGAGATACTCAATCTACCGCTGAAACTCTTATGAAACTTTCAGGCGATATTAAAATAGAAACAGATGGTGCTTACCAAATTAAATCCAAATCATTCAAGTTAGATATTGCAGAAGCAATTGAAATCAAATCTAAAACATTACAATCGGATACTAGTGAAACACTTACACTTAATGCTACAGGCAATCTTGTTGGAAAGGGTAAGAAAATTAGTCTAAATGGTAGCGAATCACCAACAGCAATAAAAGCACTTGATAAACTTGGAGAGAAAAAGAAACCAGTTGATTTCAAAGGTGAAGAAATTAAAGACAGAGATGAAGAACATGTCTTGGTAGACACAACACTGAATCCAGCTGGAAACTATAATCCAAATACATTAAACGATTCATTAGTAGATTCTATTCTTAATAACTTGCCTTTATCAGATACACTTAAAGGGATGTTAGGTAGTTCTAAACCAGACATATATGATAAAAAATATGCCGATGCTCCAGTTGAAAATAAAACATCATTGCAAGCTGCTGGTTCTACTAGAAATAGATTGGTACCACCTCCAATAGCAATCTCCAACAGTGCAATCATTGATAATTTACCATCGCCAGATAGAATATCAGAAATGAGATATGATACTGAAGAAGATGCTTCTAGCGTAAAAGGTGCTAAAGCAATTGCTGCTCAAAATAATACAGAAGAAGCAAAGGATGAATTGTCAAATAGACAACCTTCAGTTAATACAATCAATAATGATAGTGGGGCAAGAGAAGATGCACCCGCATTGTCAGGTGGTTCGGATTCATCAAAAGGATTATCTTCTGATAAGAAAGCTGAAATTGATTCTAAAACTGATTTCCCAATGAGTTACCAACTATCCAAACACTTTACTCTTGGAATGCTCATTAAGGATAAGAATGTGCTACGAGATCAGGCACTGCCTGGTGGTAAAAGTGAAAAAGCTGGAACACCTACTCGCATGTACACTAAACAAGAATTGGTTGCTAATTTGGCAGCATTATGTGAAAATGTCCTTGAACCAATATACGATCTATTAGGACCCTGTACTGATATGAGTAGTAATGGCACTTGGAAAATAAATTCCGGTTTGCGTAATCCTGGTAATGTTCCAGGTTCGGGTGATGGTTCAGATCATAACAAAGGTCGTGCATGTGATTTCCAATTGCATCCAAAACGATCTATTACAGAAATGTATACTTTGGTGATGAAACTAGAAAAAATATTACCTTATAATCAATTGATATTTGAATATCAAAATGCTGGTGCTTCTAATTGGATTCATGTTTCATATTCAACCCAAGGTAATCAGAAACGTGCATTTACTATGATTAATAATACTCCAGTAACATCATCTGGTAAACCAGGAACTCAAGTAGGTTTATTTAAGTTCTTTGCAAAGGATTAATTAACAAATGTATTGATAAAACCCATTAGATATATTATATACGATTCTAATGGGTCTTGTCAACATTATTAAGGAAATAATATGGCAAGTAAAGGCGTAGCACGAGGTTCAGGAAAGGATACTGTATCAACTGGTCATCAATGTGATGCTACAACTACCACTGACGTATGTTCTTCATCGGTGTTTGTTAATGGTAAAGGTGTTTGTAGATTAGGTGACGCAATTACAATTCACAATCATAAAGTTGGCAACAGTTGTGTTCCTCATACTGCTAAAATAACTGGAAGTTCTTCTACTGTGTTTGTCGATGGAATTGCTATAGCTAGAGACACCGACAGTGCTGATGCAGGTTCTATATCATCAGGCTCAACAGACGTTTACTCAGGATAATTAAATGAAAAAAACAAGAACATTCTCAGACATAGATTTAAACTTCACACCAGTACCATCTGCTTACGACAGATACGATGTTCCCGTTGATAATACTGGATCGGTAATCATTACTGGAGTTAAGGAATCTCCTATCATTGTTGGAGAATCCACTTTATTCCAATACATGATTAAACCAAATGATAATCTATATGTGGATAGTATTTTCATAGGTAAAATTAAATCTATCGAATCCAATACTCAACTAACTTTATTCAATAACTGTATAACACAATTTCAGATTGATACTTCTTCTGGACACACATTCAAGTATTCTACTCCAGGTGACATTGCTGTACGATTTGATGAGAATGCTATAAAGGCATCAATCAAACATCTTATTCTTACTATGAATCATGAGAGGCCGTTTAATAGTAAGATTGGTTCTCAGGCAAGAGCCATGATGTTTGAACTTGCTACTCCCATGAGTGGTATAATGTTAAAACAGTCTATAATTAATACGATTACTGCATTTGAGCCAAGAGTCGTTCTATTAGAGGTGGTCGTTAATTTCCAACCCGAATCATACAACGTCAATGTTAGCATCTATTTTCAAGTAATAAATACAACAGAACCATTACAAATCGATCTAGTTCTTACTCGAACCAGATAACAGCATAAGGATATGACGTGGCAAACAAACAGATAACCACTCAAGATTTAGATTTTGATAAAATCAAGTCTAATTTAAAGACATTTCTACAAGGTCAAACAGACTTATCAGATTATAATTTTGAAGGTTCTGGTTTATCCTTGTTGTTGGATGTCTTAGCATATAATACTCACTACAACAATCTGTATCTCAACTTAGCAGTCAATGAATCTTTTCTCGATTCTGCTGTTATAAGAAATAGTGTTGTCTCTAAAGCATTTGAACTTGGATACCTTCCAAAATCAGCAACTTCTGCTAAAGCAGTGGTTAATATTACTCTTACTAATGTATCTGGCAATCCTGGCATAGTCTCGATTCCATCACTTACTGCATTCAATACTACAGTTAATGGTTCTAATTTCTCATTCTATAATATGGAACCTAGTGTAGCCACTAGCGTAAATGGAATCTATAAATTTAGTGATCTTGTTATAACTGAAGGGACACCATTAACTCAAACTTATACAGTATCAGATAATACGACTTATACCATTTCTAATACTAATGTGGATATTAGTACAATATCAGTTGACGTTTATGATAGTTTGAATTCTACTACCAAGGTGAAATATACTAGATCAACTGACATATTGAATGTTACTGCTACAGATACAGTATTCTTTCTAAAGGAAATTGAGGGCGGAAAATATGAGGTGCAATTTGGTAATGATAGAATAGGCAAATCTGTATCGCCTGGCAATATCGTAGTTATCAACTACTTCGTATCTAAGAAAGCTACTGCAAATGGTGCTAGATTATTCACATCGCCAAATCTTAGTACTAATGCTACTATTGTTACCTTATATCAATCTCAAGGCGGTTCTGATATGGAATCGATTGATGATATCAAGTTCAATGCACCAAGATTATTCAATTCTACTAATAGAGCAGTAACTGCAGAAGATTATAGATCACTACTGCTTGCTAGATTTCCTAATATTGCCTCTATAAATGTATGGGGCGGAGAAGATAATCTTCCTCCAGTGTACGGTAGTGTATTCATATCGATTCTCCCTAAATCAAATTCAGTATTGACTTCTACTGAAAAAGACGTTATAGTAAACGATATTCTTAAATCCAGAAAGATGGTAACTATTACACCAAAGTTCGTGGATCCATTCTATTTGAATATTCGATTAACTACGGCAATATACTACGATCCTAATAATACATCAAAAACTGCTAATGAATTGTCTGTTATTGCTACTAATGCTATACTCGATTATAATACCGCAAATCTAAGACAATTTGATTCAGTATTAAGATATTCTAAATTGATTGCTGCGATTGATAATTCAGACAGTGCTATAACAGGTAATATTACTACCTTAGTTGTTGATAGAAATTTGTCAGTAAAATTCAATGTTAATACTAACTATACATTCCATATTGATAATCCAATTTACAGTGCGGGAGTTCCTGAAGATGCAGTAACTTCAAATGGATTCTATGTATTTGGTGATTCAACAAATGTACAGTATCTGAAAGATGACGGATACGGAATTATTCAAAGATACTATATTGATCCAATATCATTGAAGCCTGTAGTCACTAATACTAATCAAGGAACAGTCGATTATTCCATTGGAAAAATATCATTGACTAATTTTCACATTACTAGATTAGCCAGTAATTATATGGCATTAACCTTCAAATTACAATCCAACGATGTAGTATCGGTTAGGGATCATGTCGTTAATATTGATCCAAGTTTATTGACAGTAACTGCAATACCAGAAAGCGCAAATTCAGGACTAGTTCATACCTTTACTGCAAGTAGATAACTATGACTTATAAAATACCAGCATTATCAGTTGTACTAAATCAGTTCCCTGAGTTTACTCGAGAGGATTATCCTGGTTTTATAAAATTTATAGAATTGTACTATAAACACATAAATGAAAACCGAATATCTGGCATTGGTGAGAATTTTGACGAACTGCAAGATATAGATACCACCCTTGATAAATTCATCGATGCCTTATGGAAACAATTTGGTATCAATGTACCAAGGACTAGCATTCCTAATGATAGATATTTCTTAAAACATATTAAAGAATTCTATTCTACTAAAGGAAGTGAAGAATCTTTTCGAATGCTATTCAGACATCTGTATGATACTGAAATCGACTTTACGTATCCCAAAGAACAAATATTAATAGCTTCTGATGGCAAATGGGTTCAAGATATTTCAGTTCTTGTTAATGTCACTTCTGGTAATATTTTTGACGTCATTGACCAAACTACACTAATAAGCACCAATAGCCAAATATTTCCTGTTGTTGCTAATAGAGTAAGATTGTTAGAAGATGGCCATTATGAAATATTCCTTGATAAATTCCAAAGAGATTTGATTTCAATTGGTAGCATTCTATCAATGAATGACGTTAATGCTACTGTGGTTGAAACTGTATCTAGTGTTAAAGTTTATAAATCAGGATCTGGATTCTATGTTGGTCAATTGTTTACTATACCATCGTACATTGGTGCCGATGCTAGAATAAAAGTAACTAAAGTTGGTCCAAATGGTGAATTGATAAATGCTCAAATTATAGATTTTGGTACTGGTTATAATTCCGACTTCTACACAACTTTAGTATCTGGTTCGACACCTAAAATAGTAGTATCGGGTCAATTCAATTCTCAGACATTAGGATTTGTTGATTCAGGATTTGTATCATCTAACTTCTACGCTGAACTTGATTATGCTAATGGATCGTATTCTGGCGATATCATAAGAGAATTCTATACTCGAATTGATGTTCCTGAAGGTACTAGATCAGATGATGAAAAGACTGCTACATTATATGTTTCAATCGGCGCTATAAGAAGATATCCTGGGTTCTATTCAGACAGTTCTGGTTTTGTATCTGATGCCTATTATATTCAAGATGGACATTATTACCAGACAAATTCTTATGTAATATCTTGTGTCGAATCTATTGAAAAATACAGAAGTGTAGTAAAAGCATTATTACATCCATCCGGATTGAAACTGTTTGGTAATCAAATTCTTACTAATACATTTGATGTCATGGGCGATATTCAGTTAGTAAACAGATATTTTCAAAATGCTTTTGATAATTCTGTTGATCCAGTTGATGATAATAAATATAGTTTAACTAAGCCAATAGAAGATTTATTATCGGCTATTGAGTCTAATACTTTATCATTTAATAAGATACTTACAGAAACTCTGAGCGTTACTGATAGTCCATCTTGTGAATTATCAAAGGGGCATCAAGAAACGTTATCAGTAGATGAATCTTTTGCATCTATACTAACTAAACCTATGGCAGATATGGTATCGTTTTTAGGAATCGTGTATTGGGATTCCTCGTACGCCGATCAAAACTACACAGACAATAATATAGAACCTGTAATTACTCATGCTGGATCTACATACTCAATTGCATTAACAAACTAAAGGAACAAAAAATGTTTAATCAAGAAACGATAGCAATGAAAGGTGAATTAACCATTGATAGATATGATATTAGTGGTAAATTAGTTGAAAAAAGAAAAATACCTAATCTCGTGGTGACTTCTGGTAAATCATTAATGATTTCGAGATTATTAGGAACTACTGATGGTGTAATGACGCATATGGGTGTCGGTACAGGTATTACTAGTCCAGTTGTTGGTAATACTGCATTAGAAATTGCATTAGGTGCTCGAATTGCTCTAACATCAGCAACACAATCTTCAAACTCAGTAACTTATGTTGGCACGTTTGCTGCAGGCGTTTCTACTGGTGCTATTACTGAAGCAGGTATTTTCAATGCATTAACTTCTGGCACTATGTTATGTCGTACAGTATTTCCTGTAGTAAATAAAGCGGCAGGCGATTCAATTATTATTACTTGGAATATTACTATTTCTTAAGGAAGAATTATGACCGCAGCTATTTGTCCATTAATGCATAATGCTATAGCAGATTCTATCTATAATAGTATTGTGTCAAAATCGGCTAAGTATTATTCTTTCTTGGGCAAAACAGTTCCCTTAGAAATTGTAAATGGTTCTGAGTTAGTAGAAGTACCTTCATCAACTTACAAATATGAGTTATCTACGCGTAGAGATATTATTTCTATGAAATCAATAACCAATAATGATGTGAGTTATGTCGTTCCGAGAATTGACTGGGTTCAAGGGGAAATATATGACCACTACGATGATTCGTATTCAGTAAGCACTCCTTCTCAGTCTGGTGCCACTAGTATAAATGATGCTAAATTTTATGTATTGACTTCTAATTATAATGTCTATATGTGTTTAGATAATAACTATGATAGTCCGTCATTAGTTTTGCCGACCGGATACGACGTTCTTCCATTTACTACTAGCGATGGTTATAAATGGAAATATGTTATGAATATTCCATTATCATTAAGATCTAAATTCTTGACTAATTTATACATGCCTATCACTAATGCGGTCAATAATATTTTTTATAATAATGGTGCCATTGATAATATTATAATTGATAATACAGGAACTGGTTATCCTTCTAATACGACTGCTGCAATAACTGTGACGAGTCCAAATATACTAGCAGGTTCATTTGTTATAAGTCAATCCTACATCATTACGAATCTTGGTACTGCGTCATCACTTCAGACAAAATGGAATACTGTTGCCGGAACAACTGGCACGACTTATACAATAGGATCTACATTTACTGCTGCTACTAATGGTTCTATTTTAACCGGTGCTATAGTAAAAGGCAGAGGAGCAATCATGACTCCTCGTATATCTTCCATTGATGGGTCAATTACTTCTGTTAAAATTACTAATGGTGGTACTGGATATCCATCAGGCACCACTTTAACATTATCTGGAGACGGAACTGGTAAATTTACTGGGAATGCTACCGCTTTAATTACACCAGTAATGACCAATGGTGTAATTACTCACGTTATTATAAATGATCCTGGCAAAGATTATAATAACAATGCTACCAACTTATCAATTATAAGTTCAACTGGATTGGATGCTCATTTAACTCCTATAGTACAGTCTGGTCAGATAGTAGATGTGATTATTGATAATCCTGGATACGGATACAAAGATGCTAAGATTACTGCTACAGGTATTGGAGGTTCTGGCGCTAGATTAATTGCTAATGTGTCTGGAGGAAAACTTGATACAATTCAGGCTAATGTAGAATTATTAACAGTTGATGGTACTATCGATTACATTAAACTTATAGATGGTGGCAATGGTTATTCTAATATCAATGTTACTATTGCAGGTGACGGCACTGGAGCAACTGCTACAGCAAATCTTGTTGCGGGTTCGGTACGATCTATTACTATAACTAATAGAGGATCTGGTTACACCTATGCTAATGTCACTTTAACTCCTCAAGGTGGTACGAATGCTACTCCTCCAACAGCAAGGGCAATTATATCGCCAAAATATGGCCACGGTAAGAATGCTCTATCAGAATTATTTGCTAGCACATTAATGTTCTATTCAGATATTGCTCAATCGAATAGTACTGGATTTGCTTTGAATAACGATTATCGCCAATTTGGCATTATTAAAAATCCAAATGAATTTGGTTCGACTCAATCGTTATACAATACTATTGGTACTGCTTGCTATTCAGTGGATGTTGCCGTTTCTAATGGTATTATAGTAGAAGATATGATACTTACAGATTCCAGTGGTAATAACTTTGTAGTAATTGCTAAATCGGATACTTCGTTACTATTACAGCCCAGAGATAACTCTATATTAGAAATAGGCATGAATTTAACACACGAATCTATAGTGGTTAACATTTCTGATATCAACTACGAACCTTCAGTTGATAGATATAGTGGTGATTTGTTGTATATTGATAATCGTTCAGCATTCTATCAAACTGAAGACCAAACGGTAATATTACAAACTATCCTGAAGTTTTAATAAATACGACTATAATTACTGTGTATAGAAAAGGAATATCAAATGATTAATCTGAACGTCGAACCATATTATGATGATTTCGATGAGACCAAACATTTCCAAAAGATCTTGTTTAAACCTGGTTATGCGGTTCAAGCAAGAGAATTGACTCAAATGCAATCTATCATTCAAGCACAGATTGATAGATTTGGTTCACATATTTTTACTGATGGTTCAGTAGTTCATGACGGTAAACATGCCCCACTCAAAGCAAATGCTATTGCCATTGCTTCGTTTACCGGAACTACTGACTTCACGTTCTTCAAAGATAAAATCATATATGTCGGTTCAGTAAAAAAACGAGTAGTTCATACTGCCATTAATAATGATAACTATTACTTGTTTACTACTGATGTAACTGATGGTAACATTGAAGAAAATGCTACCATTCTTGTACAAGACTATGCCAACTATTCATTAACTTCAGAATCGTCGGCTAACACAATTGTGTACGGCGATGCTATGCTCCACGAAATTAAGTCTGGCATATACTTTGTAAATGGTGCTTTCGTTAGAGTAGAAGATCAAATTATTGTAGGTTCATATAGTTCCAACAAAGCATCCTTTGATGTTTATTTGGTTGCTTATGAGTATATTATTTCCTATAATGAAGATGAATCATTACTTGATAATGCTTATGGTTCACCCAACTATGCTGCTCCTGGTGCTGACAGACATTCTATAGAATTGGTATTAGAAACTACTATGGCAGGTACTGGCATATCTACCAATAGCAAACATTTCTTAATAGCATCCTATAGAGATGGTGTTATGATTGGTAATGTTAATGCACCTGAATATTCCGATCTCGAAAAGCATCTAGCAGATAGAACATACCAGGAATCTGGCGATTATACAGTTAAACCATTTATTGGTCAAGTTATCGACCATCCATCAGATGAATCTAAATTTGTATTTAAATTAGATACAGGTAGTGCATTTGTTCAGGGATATCAAGTAGCTACAGAAGGTCCAACTTCACTCATTATAGATAAAGCAAGAACTACTGCGTTTTTGAATAATAGTCAGATTCAAATTGATAAAGGCCCGTATATTCTAGTTGAGAATCTTACTGGTTTGATATCGCCATACTCGATGGTCACCATTGATATCCATAATGTAATAACACCATCTAATTCTGCTACTAATTACGTTAAAACTAAAATTGGTACTGCTACTGCGTTTGGAACTGTGTATGATAGTACTAATACCGGCACTACTAATACCTACAAATTATTCTTGACTGACATTGCCCTAGATGCTACTGCTTCTATCAGCAATGCTAGAAGTTTTGTAGTTACAACGGGATCAAGTACCTATAGTTGGACATTCTATGCTCAGTACAGTACAGAATCTTATGATAAAACTACTATATTAGGTGCTACCACTACTGATGTTACTATACAAAACTCACAGAATTACACTCAACTATTTAAGTTAGGCAATACTCCAGTAAAGACCCACGTGAACAGTGGCACAAATTTAACCGATATTACTTACCAATATTACAAATCATTTACTAGCACATCGTTTGCTAGAAGTGCTGGTTCGTCGTCGGCTACACTGACCTTAAGCGGTACACAATTCTTTATAGGAAGTGGAATATTATCTTCGTCGACTGTATCATCTCAATGGTATGCTACTGTACGCTCGGTCGGATCTGGCTCTGGTACTCCACCTGCCGTTGGTCAAGTTTTCAAGTTAGAAAACGGTACAGTAAATGTCTCATCAGATACTTCTGCTGTAGTTACTGTTCCTGTTGATTACAATATGGTACTTGATGTATATGTTGTTATCGGTGAATCAACATCAACATTTAGAAATAAAGTACTCCATACTGGTTCTACTTTGACAGTGACTGGATCAAATATGAGTAGTTCTACAATCTCATTACTGAAAGCTGATGGTATAAGTTTGACTAGCGTCATTGATAATAACGGAACTGATCATATAGACAAATACTCGTTTAATACTGGACAAAAAGATTATTATTATGATCACGCTTACATTAAATTAATCAACCCAAATAAGTCACCTTTGACTACAGATCCAGATATTACTTCATTGGTTATAACGTTCGATTATTATAGTCATACTGGCACAGGACCATTAACTGTCGATTCTTATAATGGGTTGGTAGATTATAGCGATATCCAATCCTATAGAACAAAGGCCGGTGAGATATTAAGATTGACTGATGTTATGGATTTTAGACCAAGAAGAACTGACAGTTCAACTTCTTTAATATTTGATAGTTATAAGAAACCTCATTTTGGCAGTACCTTAACTACCGATTATGAATATTATTTGCCTAGAATTGATAAGGCTATTATATCTACTGCATCTAAAAAGTTAGAGATTACAAAAGGCATTCCTGCTAAGTATCCATTAGTTCCAGATTCTGGCGACTCAATGACACTTTATGTATTAACGATTCCAGCATACACATTTAGTATTTCTGATATCATCGTTGAATATGTGGATAATAAACGATATACTATGAAGGACATTGCTGCCATCGATACAAGAGTGTCGAGATTAGAATATTATACTACATTGTCGTTATTAGAAAAACAAGCAACAGATGAGTCTATACCTTCGGATGTTCCTGGCATCGATAAGTTTAAAAATGGTATTTTGGTAGATTCTTTTGCTGGGCATAGCGTTGGTGATGTATTCAATCCATACTATACGTGTGCCATCGATTACCAATCGAGATATCTGAGACCGGGATTCAATAGTAATTCTTTTGCTTATCAATTTGATAGCAATGCTAGTACTTCTGTTGTTAATAGTAATGATTTAGTAATGTTGGATTATACTGAAGTTTCTGCTATATCACAAACTGCAGCATCTGAAACAGAATCCGTACAGCCATTTGCGGTATTCAATTGGAATGGTATTATGGCTATGGATCCACCTACTGATATTTGGACAGATACTTCAGTTCTACCAATGGCTACTGTAAATTTAAATGGTGAATTTGATCATTTAGTTCAAGCAGCATCTGGCAATGCTCAAATATGGTCTGATTGGCAAACTACTGGCGTTGGTATTACAAACCTAGCACTGAAAAATAATGTGAGCGTGAAATCGCAGGTTACTGTTAACTAATAAATAATTAAAATTATTATAAAAGGAACTCAACGTGGCAGATACATCAGCAACTAATCCAGGTACTACTTCTACCCAAACATCAACTACTCCTACCAATTCAGCAGATATGGTAGCAAGAGATTTGGCTAAAGCTGCATTACAAGCAGCTCTAGTTCCTCCAGTGGTTACTATAGATTCTAGTGCTACATACAATACATCAACAACTCAATCCCAAGTTGGGTTAGGATTCTCGTCTACACAATCCACATTCAATACTAATCTTGGAGAAAAAGTAGTTGATACTTCTCTATTGACAACTATCCAATCAAGAAATGTTTATTTTTCAGCATATCATCTAAAACCACTTACTAGATTGTACGCATTCTTTGATAATGTAAATGTTTCAGAATATGTTGATTCTGCTTATAGAATAGTATTAAACAAAGTAGTTCATACTAACAGATCTAAAACTTTTTCAAGAACCAATAGTAATGTTGAAGTGTTATTTGCTAAAGGTACTACCATTTATGTTAATCAAACTCCGATTATCAGTACTAATGCAAATGGTTATCTCGAAGCTACTAATACCTTTTCTTGGGATGGTATAACCTATACTGTTGTCTCTGCTAGTAAATCCACTACACTGACTACTGACGAGAATGGTTATATTGCTGGCACGTTCATGATTCCTTCAAAGAAATTTAATACAGGAACAAGACCATTTCTATTATGTGATAGTTCTACCAATAATGGCGTAGAAATAACAACATCTGCCGAATTCATGTATTATGCTAGTGGTATGTCTGTGTCTAAACAATCACAAACATTATCTACTAGAATCAATCAAGTTACTATCAATCCAATGTTGAAGTCCTCGACGACTGAAGTAGCGGGAACTTCTATTGCACCTCAAGCAGTATCAGCAGTCAATCCAGTGGTTATTACCGTTGACCAAACTGCACCATATATTATCAATTATTCTCCATCAAAAGGTGCTACTGGAGTTTCAATTTCATCTAATATTGTTTTTACATTCGATGATACCGTAGTTGCTAATGCTGGCACAGTAACATTAACCAAATCCAATGGTACTGTTATTCCTTCTACCGCAGTGTTATCAGGTGGGAATACTCTTACAGTAACTCCAACAAAAACATTGGATAAAAGTACAGTATATCAGGTTAACATTCCTACTGATTATGTAAGAGATTCTACTGGTAATAAATTTCCAGGTAGTACTGATTACCAGATTACTACAGAACTTCCTGTTGTAATACCTAAACCAATTTATAATTCAACTGTCGTCAATACTACAATATATGAAGGTGCTCAAGCTTCAGTAATATTCAAGATGACCAATGTTGCAGTTGGTACTAAACTTTATTACAGTGTCGTTCCTGTATCTTCTACATTGAATACTAGTGATTTTGCATCTACATCAAACTCATATAGTGGATTCTTTATAGTTGATTCAACTTATCAAAATACAGTGCGTCTCGATACTACTAGTAGTGATGGTACAGAATCACCAGAAAAATTTAATATTCAATTGTACGAAACCTTAGGAAGTGCTGCAGTACATTCTACAGAAACTATAACAATATTAGACCTTCCTATATCTCCTTATGTAACTACTACATTCAGTGCATATTCCATCATGGAAGGAAACTCTACTACTGGTACAATTTCTTCAAATCTATTGAACACAGAGTTGTATTGGAAAATAATCAATGTATTTGGAATAGACAGTGTTGATTTTATAGATATTCCGATGAACGGTTCAGTAATTACTAATAATCTTGGGACTGCTACTTTACCGACATTCTTCGTGAATAAAGATAGTACAATAGAAGACGTTGAGAAATTTGCTGTAGAGATTTACTCAGATGCAAACCAAACAAATCTTGTCCACACTTCTCCAAATTTAAATGTTATAGATTATAAGAAAACATTTGATTCATTAGAAGTTCAAGCTTCAATTCCAGATTGGGTGAGTACTACATTCTCTAATAATACCGTGAATGAAGGTGCTTCTACTCAAATCTATATTAGATCCAATTTACCAAATACTAAATTATATGGTAAATTTATTGATGTTAGCACTGGAGGAATAACTTCCACAGATCTTGGTGGATATTTGATACAAGGTACTGATGGCTCGGGCCACGTGACGTTTTCTATTACTACTGATAGCAATGGCAATTTTGATTCTAGTATATCTATGTCTAGTGATGGTGTAGTCGAAAATACAGAAAAATTCGCTATCAACTTTTATAAAGATTCATTAACTGGAACTCTATTACATACATCAGGATCTGTTATTATATACGATTCAAATAGTATCCCACCAACTGCTACTGTTGTAACTAATTTTACATCAAATACTTTAACAGAAGGCCAATCTACTACTTGTACTTTAACTAGTAATTTATTAAGCACGACATTATATTGGAGTGTTATCGATACTAGTACAGGCGGTGTAAATTCAGCTGACTTCTTGTCTGGAACTTTGACTGGAACCATTACCACTAATAGTTCTGGATCCGCAACTCTTCCTATATTTACTACTAATCCTGACGTTCTTATTGAAGGCACAGAAAAATTCTCTATCAATTTCTTTACTGGTAGTTTGAGTGGAACTTTAGTACACACATCTTCAAGTGTTGCTATTTTTGACACAGCTACTACCCCTCCAGATTTCGTCAATTCTGGTTTTAGTTCTTATACTTTGACAGAAGGCCAATCTACTACTTGTTCATTGAATACCAATTTAAAAAATACAACATTATATTGGACAGTTGTTGATATTGGTGCTAGTGGTACTAATGCAGCGGATTTCCTTTCTGGATCTTTAACTGGTACAGTGCTTACTGATAGTTCTGGTGGTGCAATCTTACCAATATTTAATACAAATACAGACACCAATGTAGAAGGAACTGAACAATGGGCTGTCGAAATTCGCAAAAATTCGACGAGTGGAACTTTACTTCATACTACATCTACAGTATCAGTATATAATGCTGCAGTTCCATCAGCAGCAGCCGACTTTGTCAATTCTGGTTTTAGTTCATATATTTTGACCGAAGGCCAATCTACTACTTGTACTTTAACTAGTAACCAATACAATTCTACTTTATATTGGACAGTTGTTGATATTAGTGCTAGTGGTACCAATGCAACAGACTTCTTGTCTGGATCTTTAACTGGAACAGTAGTTACTGATAGTTCTGGATCAGGTACTTTACCGATATTTACTACTAATACAGATGCAACTGTAGAAACTACAGAACAATGGGCTATCGAAATTCGTAAGACATCTCTATCAGGAACTTTACTTCATACTACATCTACAGTATCGGTATACAATGCTGCAGTTCCATTAGCACCAGACTTTGTCAATTCTGGTTTTAGTTCATATACTTTGACAGAAGGTCAATCTACTACTTGTACTTTAACTAGTAATCTGTTGAGCACAACGCTATATTGGAAAGTAGTTGATATTAGTGCTAGTGGTACCAATGCAACAGACTTCTTGTCTGGATCTTTAACTGGAACCGTAACTACAAATAGTTCTGGTGGTGCAATCTTACCAACATTTACTACTAATACAGATGCAACTGTAGAAACTACAGAACAATGGGCTATCGAAATTCGTAAGACATCTCTATCAGGAACTTTACTTCATACTACATCTACAATATCAGTTTTGGACGGAGTAACTGCAGTTCCAGACTTTATTAATAGTTCATTTAATTCATATACTTTGACCGAAGGTCAATCTACTACTTGTACTTTAACTAGTAATATGTTAAGTACAACACTATATTGGAAAGTAGTCGATAAAGGTACTGGTGGTACTAATGCTACAGACTTCTTGTCTGGATCTTTGACTGGAACCGTAACTACAAATAGTTCTGGATCAGGTACTTTACCGATATTTACTACTAATTCTGATACAACTGTAGAAGGCACAGAAAAATTTGCTATCGAAATCTACAAAACATCATTATCAGGAACTTTACTTCATACCACAACAAATATATCAGTTTTGGAGGGAGTAACTGCAGTTCCAGACTTTGTCAATTCTGGTTTTAGTTCATATACTTTGACCGAAGGTCAATCTACTACTTGTACTTTAACTAGTAATATGTTAAGTACAACACTATATTGGAAAGTTGTTGATAAAGGTACTGGTGGTACCAATGCAACAGACTTCTTGTCTGGATCTTTAACTGGAACCGTAACTACAAATGCACTTGGAAATGCATCTCTTCCTGTATTTACTACTAATACAGATGCAACTGTAGAAGGCACAGAAAAATTTGCTATCGAAATCTACAAAACATCTCTATCAGGAACTTTACTTCATACCACAACAAATATATCAGTTTTGGACGGAGTAACTGTAGTTCCAGATTTTGTCAATTCTGGTTTTAGTTCATATACTTTGACCGAAGGTCAATCTACTACTTGTACTTTAACTAGTAATCTGTTGAGCACAACACTATATTGGAAAGTAGTCGATAAAGGTACTGGCGGCACTAATGCAACAGACTTCTTGTCTGGATCTTTAACTGGAACCGTAACTACAAATAGTTCTGGTGGTGCAATAATTTCTCCTCCATTTACTACTAATACAGATGCAACTATTGAAGGTACTGAACTTTGGGCAATTGAAATCTACAAAACATCATTATCAGGAACTTTACTTCATACTACAGCTACAGTATCACTATATGACAATAGTGTAGTTGACTCAGTTTCATCTAGTTTTACTTCACCGGTATTGACCGAAGGTCAATCTACTACTTGTACTTTAACTAGTAATATGTTAAGTACAACACTATATTGGAAAGTAGTCGATAAAGGTACTGGTGGTACTAATGCTACAGATTTCCTTTCTGGATCTTTAACTGGAACCGTAACTACAAATGCACTTGGAAATGCATCTCTTCCTGTATTTACTACTAATTCTGATGCTACTATTGAAGGTACTGAACTTTGGGCAATTGAAATCTACAAAACATCATTATCAGGAACTTTACTTCATACTACAGCTTCGGTTACCGTAAGAGATAATAGTGTAGTTGATTATGTAGCATCTAGTTTTACTTCACCGGTATTGACCGAAGGTCAAACTACTACTTGTACTTTAGCTAGTAATTTACTAAGCACAACATTATATTGGAAAGTAGTTGATAAAGGTACTGGCGGCACTAATGCAACAGATTTCCTTTCTGGTTCTATTAGTGGTTCCGTAACTACAAATGCACTAGGAACTGTCGATCTTCCAACATTTACTACCAATATTGATGCTACTATTGAAGGTACTGAACTTTGGGCTATCGACATTTATAAAACGTCATTATCAGGAACTTTACTTCACACTACAGCTTCGGTTACCACATACGAAACCAAAGTTGAGGCGGCAGTACCACCTATGCCTGAATATATACTAACAGCATCGAAGGCTGTGGTCGAAGGCAATCACATTGATGTAAAATTGACTACCAAGAATATTGTCATTGGTCAAAAAATATATTGGAGTATTGTTGGTGTGGGAACGTCAGCAACATCAGATTTGGACTTTGTTCAAACTTCAGGTGTTGTTACTGTGACTGGATCTGATATATTATTTACTGTTGAAACATTTAAAGATAAATTGATAGAGCCGGATGAAAGTTGCCAATTAAAAATATACTCAACTTCTAATAAATTACCTAACGAGTGCTTAGGTTCTTCTAATAACATAACAATAGTCGATTCTCCTGTTCCTACCTATAGAATTGAAGCTGATAAATCTGAATTTATTGAAGGTGATATCGTTACCTTTACAGTAACTACTACTAATGTATCTGATACAACACCGCTATATTACAATCTAAATGGGATTAATATAACATCAGGCGATTTCGGAGCTACTGTTAACTTTGAAGGTGGAAATTCAGGAACAATACCAAATAGAACATCTGGCGTTTGTACGTTCACCAAACAAGTTGCTATCAACGCTGATTAACATAACGAGATAATTAAATGACAGAACTATTCAAAGCATCAATATCATTAACTAGTCTTGGTGATTCAGTTGGCGATAGTCCAACTTATACAATCAATGAAGTTCCTCCACCAATAGAAGTTATTAGATGGGAACCTTCTAATGGTTCCATTGATATTAATCACAATTTAGATACTATAAAACTAGTATTCAATAGAGACATTCAGAGATTTACTGGAAGAATTACAATAACTAAAGATTCTAAAACCGGACCTATGGTTGATGCTTGGCAGGTTAGTAACGATCCACGCAATAACGTTTCGGGTGTAGAAATATTTACTCAATTGGGAATGAAAAGTGATATAGGTTCTACTGTAGTAATATCACAAATAGCAGGTGGTCTGTCTCCTAGTACAAAATATTGTATTACTTTTACACCAGGAATATTTAAAGATACAAACTGGATTAGTTGGGAAGGATACGACAGTTACGATTTTACTACAGCCCCTGCTTCTACAGCTACTTCTGGCGTCTCTTCTGGCGTGGTTGATAAGGTTAGAGTGGATGAGTATGTTCTTGACTTTACCACTGCTACTGGAGAATGTGGAATTAATGTGAATTCAGCCTTTGATAGACCAACTGCATTTCAACTGTTCTGGGACGGTAGTTCTACTCCAGTTGCAGGTACCGGTGGTACTCTCGAGAAACCAAATTATTGGTCAATAAAAGGCACCATTAGTGATATGGCGACTTGGCAACAAAGAGTAGGTAATGGATCAATTGTTATTAAAGAAAAAACAGAAACTCCATCCAAAAATAATCCAACTAAATTCCGATTCAATAAAACAAAGGCAGATCCACAAAGAGCACGATTAGTTGTTAGTTCGTTTGGTACAACTACTTGGGACCAAATCATGCCACCTTCAGTAACAGTAGTTGAAGGTAAAGCTAAGTTTTCTATTGAGTATACTGACTCATCTAAGAAATCTATCATTCCTCCTAAAATGGATGGTAATACTGGATATGTACATTGGAACGATGAACATACTCGTCGAAATGCAGTATTGAACGAACCTCTAAATTCACCAACAAATGCAAAAATATGGGGACAGTATGGCCACGATAATTGGAGAACTCTTAATGCTGACGGAACAAAAAAGTATGTAAACTTAGGTGATGGATTCTTACAGTTTCCTGCCGGTTCTCATACACTAACATACGAAATAGAAAACAATGGTTCTGGAAGTGGAACCATTACAGGAATTACAGTTTCTCAGTCGAATGACCAATTGTTGTCTCCTGGATTTGGTAGTAGTTGGGCTAATGCAATGACAACTACTGTTTCTAATATGAGAATTGCTTCAGTAAAAGCAAAAGAAAATGGTAAAGGCACTCCAGTATATGGTTTCCCTGTTGTCATTCAGCCTGGCTACGAATTATACTTCGACGTTACTATAACATGGCCATATACTTACTATTCACCTACCTTCGATTGGGTAGCACAAACTGGAAAATCATCTCCTACCGTAGGAGACGTACCCT